TGGCCGGGCTGGGACGGTCGCCTCGAATTCACCGGCGGCTTGGAGGCGCTTGCCCTCGAAGACTACCAAGTAGGATTGCTCGCCAATCTTCGGCCGCGCCCGAATATGTTCTTCGCCTATGATCCAGGCGACACCTTTGACACGCTGGAAAGCGCCGCGCGACGACTGCTGGCGGCAGGGTTCACGGCGCGCTCGCACCGCCTGCGGTGTTACGTCCTGATCGGCGGAGCAAAGGACACGTTGGAAAAAGCCGAGATGCGGTTGCGCGCGATGATCGGCCTTGGGTTCACACCCTTTGCAATGCTCTGGAAGCCGTCGAAACCGGCCGAGGAGCGTCTTCGCCCGGGGCCGGAATGGCACCGGTTCCAGCGCGAATGGGCGCGGCCCGCGATCATCCATGGCGAGATATCCAAAATTCATCCTGGGCTGTTCGAAGACGACGCCTAATACGCCGCCCCCGCATCACAGATTCCACCAATACCACCCCACCCGTATCCGAAGACACCGGGCCCATCGCCCCAGCCCCAGCCGCCATAACCAGTGCCTAGACGGCGCGCGGTAATCCATTCCGCTTCCCTGGCGACCGAGGGCCAGCCTTCGTCCCCGTCCCGCACCCTAGCCTGGCCGATCGCCTTGGCGGCGATCTGGATATTTTCCGCCCGGATGGCTCGACCCTCTTTCTTGTCCGGGTGGAGGGTCCACATCCTCACCGCGAGGAGGGCGACGAAGGCTTCCTCGAATAGCGAATCCCACAGGCTCGGATAGGGCACGAACCGGGTATAGACGAGTTCGGCGCAGGAGACGTTGGTCAAGATGACCGTGCGCTCGTTGATCGCCTGGCCGCGGAAGTTCCACCATTGGGGGGGCGGACCATCGGGCGACGCGTTCAAGGGATAGTTGGTGTCGTTCGCCACCAGCATCCGCGCCGGCATGATGACCGGCGGCGTCTGGAACGGCAGGGCGCCCGTGGTCGGGGGCTGCGGCGGGACGTTGGTGTTGCCCGGAACCCCGGCGCCTTGCGGGGTTGAATTGTTCCACGGCACGAACCGCGCGGCGAGGCAGTCGATCGGCCAGGCGTATTCGTAGGTCCAGGGCGGAATGACCTGGGTCCCGACCCCTTCCTGCTGCTGCTCTTCGGACAGCCAGCCGCACGCCGCGCCGAGGAGCTGCATCGGCGCCTGGGCCCGGGCGAAGTTCCAGTAAGCAGCGCGCAGCAATTGCTCGAGCGAGGGGATGTAGTGCCGCAGCGCCACCTGGGCCGCTGTCGTGCTCGGACTGCTGAGCGAGCCGATCTGCTGGTCGGAGCAGCCGGCATCGTCCAAGGCGCGGTTGACCAAATCCTCGGGGAGTGACATTTAGGGCGCTGGATCCTTATCGTCGATTAGGGAGGATTTGAGATGAATCGAGACGATCGCGCTCGGTTGGCGTTTCTCGCGGGCCATACCTTGGCCTTTGCAATAGTCGCGATCTTTGCCGCGCTAAACGGGCCAGTCCACTATTTAGGGCCGGCCGTCTTAGCCTTGATCGGGTGCGGTAGTATCGGTTTCGCGGTTTGGGAAAGCCGTCGCTGGACACGTTAAATTACAATAACACCCGCTACCCCTGCCGGCTGACCGCGACTGCGCGCTCCTCCTGCGCCAGGGCGATATCGACCTTCTGCGCTTCGATCTGCGCCTGGTCGGCGCCGCTGAGGGAGGGCGCGACCCGTCGGCCGAGCTCGTCGGTCAGGAGCTCGACAAACCCGACATCCCATTGCGTCATGTCGGTCACCTGCCGCAGGTACGTCGCGACCGCCGAAGGGACATAGCACAGGATGACCCGCGCTGGCGCATTCTCCTGATCGGGGAGCGGCGTGGCGTCATTGGCGATTTCGTAGGGGTGCGCCGTGGGGAGGAAATTGGGCACGAAATTGACCGGCGGGTTGACCGAGCGGATCAGCAGCGCATCTTCCGGGTATTCGTATTCGAAGAGGTAGGGAGGGGGCGGGTTGGTGGCGGGGTTCCACGGCTTGAGCCCCGGTGCCGAGCCGTAGCCTCCGGACGGCGCCGCTTTGAGGAGCGTCAGATTTGCGTCTCCCCGGGGAAACCCCCAATCACTCTGCCGCAGGATGGCATCGCGGGTCTGCGCGTAAAGCGCGAGGAAAGCCTTGGAAGGCTGCGAGCCTTCGAACATAAAGCCGATGCGTTTCCCGCGCCAGCCGAGCTTGACCAGCGCGATGTTGCAGAGGTCCATGGCGCTGTTGACCGAGGCTACCATCAGCCGTCCCGCATGATCGCCGCCTGCGTCGTCCGCGCCCCCTGGTCGCCGTATTCACGCAGGAGGTCGGGCTTCCCGACCCCCGCCATCGCGAGTTTCGCAGCGATGCCCTGGATGACCGCTTCCTGGAACAAGGCATCCCACAGGGCCTCGGGCGGCGCGTTGGAGATGCTCGCCATGGCATCGGCGAGAAAGGTCCAGATGACCTTGGTCGGGATCCCGGAGATCGTCCGGTTGCCGACATTGAAATTGGTCGGGAGCGGGTTGTGCGGATCACCGCCCGAGGGAGGATAGAGATCGCGCACCTCGATCCCCATCGGCGGGTAGAGGTATTCCCGGGTGAAGGGATAGGGCGCGGATCCCCCCGATGGGGTGAGGCTCATCAGGTTGAGCGAAAAATCGAACCCGAATTCCCGCCCGACCGCGTAGAAGACTTCCTGGTAGACCGCCCCCGCCGCGATCCCCAGGGTCGTGTTATCGAAGAGCGGCGGGGTCCCGGTGAGCGGACCCTGATTATTGAACCCGCCGATAAGTTGGATCGCGGCGTTCGCGACCGCGGCCGGTGTCGTGAAGGCAGCCGCCATCTATTGGCAAAGTCCCTGAAGCGTCCATGCCGGAAGCTGGCCGTTGAGCGTGCATATCCACTTCGGCGTCAGTCCGCTATCACGAGCGATAGCGGTTGACGAAACCTGAGACCAGGGCAGAGCGCCCATCGCATAGGCCGCACTGTTGGTCGGCAACAAAGCGGCAAGGATCGCGGCCACCTGCGTGCAGGCAAACATCGTCGCCGCGCTCCCGCAGCTCGGCGCCGTCGAAGCTGGCGTGCCGGCAAAGCTGGGTGACTGGCCGAGGATGTTGCTGTTGCCGTTTGCGAAGCCCAGGAGAGGAGTGTTGGCGCTGGCGTGGTTACCGCCGACGCCGAGGATGAAGTTGTAGTCGGCGGTAACGCTCGTGTCGGCGTGATAGCTCTCCAGGCCGTAGGCCGGTGCTCCGGTCTGCGTTCCGACCGTTGCTTGAATAAGGTTGCCGCGCGCCTCGGAGAACAAGACTGATACGAAGTCAATCTCGCCGTCGAAGCCGGGCGACCCGCCGCTCGCGTCTTGCAGGTTTCCGTAGCAAGTGTTGTGGGCATAGACCAGTCGCGCGCCGCCGTTCTGACCGCCGTTCGTATAGTTGTTGGCACCATTTACGCAATAGCCGGCGTTGTTGAACAGCACGTTCCCAACAGCAGCACCGAGCCCGTGGTATGGGTTCGCGAGTGGGGTCTGCGAGCCGTCGAACGTGTCGAACTTCAATCCTCCGTTGTCGGTGTGGCAGGGCGGCGTCGGCAGGCCCGTGCTCCACGCGACGTTATAGGCGACAAAAATGTGCGCGCCATCGAGGTTGTCGGTGGCCACCGGCTCATAGATGTTGAGGGCGGCGCCGCAGTTGAAAATCTGCCCGGCGCGATAAACGACGTTGTACCAGAAAGCGGAATAGTCAACGCCCGCCGGCCCGGTCGCGCCAAGGTACGGGACGGCACTGATGCCGTCGCCCTGGCAGATGTTTACGATATTGCCGACCGCTCCGACGTTGTGGATACTCGTGCTGCTGGTGTTGGGCCAGAAGGTCATGCAGCCGTTGCCGCCAGCGGCCGACGTAAACTCAAAGTTGGTTACCACGAAGTTCGAGACGCCGACGGTGATGTTGTAGGTGCTGCTTGACGCGTTCGTGTCGAAACAGCCGTCGTAAACCCACCCGCCCGGCCCGGTACCGCAGGAAAGAACAACAGCGAGCGACCCATTGGCCGCCGGGCACGTCGCGGGCGCGGTCGTAACCGTGAGGTTGGTTGGCGTGTAGCCGGCTCCTACCGCAGCCCATATATTGTCACCGCACGCTGCGCCAGCGGACATTACGCTGTTGAGCGATAACTTCGGGGTCGCAGCGGACGTGCCGTTGTTGCTGTCGCTGCCGGCCGGCGACATTGCTGCCGTGGCAATGTACCAATTGGCCGCGTGCGCAGGACACGCGAGAACTCCCGCGAGCAGCAGAGCAAGAAGGAACCTCTTCATTCTACTTGTCCTGCACACAGAAATTGACATCGGTGCGCCTGGAGTAGTCGGTCGGGTCTACCGAACCCCGGATGCTGCCTTTCAACCGCTCGCACTCGGCAGCCGTCAACGCGTTGATCTGGCTTGTTCGGCCATCGGCCCAGGTGCGCACGAGGGTCCAGTCGCGTGGGCCAGCGTGAAGCGGGTTTTCCTGCGCATGCGCAACCGAGGCCGCGAGCAGCAGAGCGAGGAGAAGCCGTTTCATCAATGCGCTCCGGTAAACGTGACGCCCGCGATCGCCGTCGCCTCGGCTTGGCCTTGCAAATACTGGAGCCCAAAGGCGTCAAGCGCCTGCGACATGATCTGTGTCGCTTCCGTCCATTCCTGGAGGCTCGTAGGCGAGGCATTGCCGGCGGCGATCAGCGGGGCTGCAAGAGCCGTATTCAGCAGCGTGGCGTCGGCGGTGCTGATGCAGGTTGTGGCAGTAAGGTTGGCCGGTTGGATCGTGAACGTGATGGTCTGGAACGCGCAGGCCGCGTAGGCGCCGCGCTCGGCCAGCAAGACGAACAGAGCCGCTATGAGGAGCTTTTTCATCAGGTTATCTCTATCAAAATCGCACCGGGAGTGCCGATACCGCCAGCGTTTGTGCCACCATTCCCAGCGCCGCCACCACCAGAGCAATTTCCCGTTCCACCGTTCCCAGCAACAGCGGTAATGACGCCGGGGCCACCCGCACCAAAGGGCGAGGATGCTCCTGTGCCCGTCAGGAAGGCGCCCCCCGCGACGAGCACTATTGCCGACTGACCTGTGTTGCCTAAAATGTTTATGGTGCCGTTCGTCGGAACGGTCCCTCCGAAGCCGCCGAGAGCCGCCCCAAGAGCAACGGTTGACACGGTTCCGCCAGCACTGCCGCCAGGTGCAGTATAGGTCACGCCGTTGATTGTGATCGTCGTACTATTGCTAGCGGCGCCAATCGCGTATGTGATCGCGGTGTTGGGCTGAAGGCCAAGTGCCGCCGCCGTCCCTTCCAGGATAAGGACCGCCCCCGAGCCGCCACCCGAACCGATCTGCGCTGTGGCTCCCGCACCGCCTGGGCCTCCGCCACCGCAAGCCGTGATCTTGACATTGCTGTAAGCGGTGATCGTTGGTGGACTAGTCCAAGTCGTGCCTGAAACGAGGAAAATCGAATAAGCGTGGCTGCACGGCACCGGGAGTTGCGAGCAGAAAATCTTGGCATCGGCACTCGTTGGCACGACGCCGCTGTCTCCGAGCTGCCCATTCGCGCCGATGGCGATGTCGTGCCCCTCGGAGTTCGCGAGCGCACCGACGTAGTAATTCCCGGCGGCGAGAGTGTTTGCGCCGCGATCCGTAGCCGTGCCAACCTCGACGCCGCCCGTCTGATTGACCGTCAGCGCTGTGACCGGGGTGTTCTGCACGGTCGCCGCAGCCCCCGGCGGGGCAGTCTGCACGACGATGTTGCCGCCAATGCCGGAGCCAGTGCCCTTGCTACCGGCGATCGTCCAATTCGCGCCCGCAGTGTTGCTCGTGCCAGCGACGACGTTCTGCGCGTTGAGAGTCTGCGCGACGGGGGAGGCAGCATCGGCGTTGCCTAGTTGAAGGTTCGCGGCGGCATGCCGTGACAAGATTAAATCACCAGAACCCCCAAATTTCAGAACACCTCCGTTTCCAGTAAATCCTATGTTAACGCCGGATGTAATCCCTCCCTTTGATAAAACATCACCAAATTGATCGACATTGAAATAGCTTGTCGCGCCGCTCGCGCCGCCGAGTATGTTTAGCAGGTTAGCAGATGCCCCTTGTGCAGTTTCAGTCACCGAAATCTGAAACGCAGTTGGGCTTCCGCTCGTGTTCCACGTCGTCGCAAAGTTCCAGTCCGTCGTCGCATCTGAGCCAGTGTGCGAGCCGCCCGTCGCTGAGAGCATCTGCGTATTGGCGGCGACACCGGACAGGGTGAGCGCCTTGCCAGCGATGAGCGTACCGGTGATGGCAGCTGGCGTTGTCCCGCCGATGATTGAGCCGTTGATCCCGCCCGATCCCCAGGTGCCGCTATCAGGGCCAGTCACGGTTCCGCTGAAAGTTGGCGACGCGAGCGGTGCGAAGGCCGTCGAGTTGAAAGCGTTGGAACCCAGCGCGCCGCCTGCGCCCGACGAGGTGATCGCGGCCCCGATGGTCACATTTCCGAATATGTTCGCGCCGGTGAAGGTCTGCCCGGCGTCCGTCCGCGCCAAGGTCGCGCTGGTCGTTGGCCCCGTCCACACAACTGCACCCGCAGGCCCAGCCAAGGTAATGCCGCCAGCGCCAGTTGTTGTAAATGCCCCACCAAGCACAAGAGCTTTGCCGCCGACGCTGTTGACGGTCGCCGCTACTGCCCCTGATCCCGACGCCGTGACATCTCCTGTCAGCGAAGTGATGCCGCTTCCGCTTCCGCAGACCGATCCGGCGTCCTCGAGAACAGGGCCCGAAGCGCTCAAGACCTGGGTGCAGTCTCCCGGTGTGGCCTTTCCGCTCCAGCCGACGCTCGAACCCGGTATCCCGCCATCAGGCATCTGGGCATGGGAAGGGCCCGAGACACACAAGAACACCGCCAGGGCACTCGCCAGGGCGGCTGGGAAGCAGCGCATCTGCCTATTTCCCTTCGAAAGCCGGCACGGTCAGGACCGCCGGCACCACATCTGCCCCTGCCAGGTCGGGTTCGTCGAACCGCCCGTCCAGGCAACTTTGGCGTTGAGATATTCGAGCGTTTGCGAGGCGAGCGAAAGCGGGGTCGCGTTGATCGGCAAGGAATTGGCGACCGCACCTGTGGTAAACGTCAGATTGAGCAGGTTTTCCGCCACCCCGGCGTTCAAGCTGGTCGCGGCCGCGGCGATGCTCGCGGCGATTACCGTCGGCGCGGTGCTGGCGACGCCG